ATATATAAAGAAACTGATGATGTTTCAAACATAGCCGCTGACTCTTTAAGTTACATTTGGAAGCAAGTACAGCCTGGTTTCGTAAAAACAGGTATAAGTATCTCAAAAGCAGCAACTGGATTTAAATCAGCAACTGGCAGAGAAAAAGATGTAGCAGGAGAAATAGGCGCAGCTTTCGGGCAAAGGTTGAGTACCATATACCCTAAAGATTCAATATATTATAGGGCTTATGATTTTAAACAAGGCTTAAGTGATGCTAGTACTACATTAAATAGAGCCTTAAGAGACCCTAATGTAGTAACAGAAGACGATATACTAAATGCTTTTAAACATAGTCTTGAACTACGTCAAAAAGCTTTCGAAAAAATGTCTAAAGTTGTAGACGCTGGTGAAATATTAGGTCTTGAACCGCGTGATATAAGACGCGTATTAAGATTCCAAGGAACAAGCAGCCGGGATATAAACGGACTAATTAGCGGCACAATCCCTGAATGGCGTCCCAGCAATTCTTCACAAAAAAGAGCGATAGAAAAAGCACGGTTATTCTTTGGCACTGATCATATCCAGGAACTAAAAGCCAGATATTCAATCTTACGAAAAATTAGCCGTGAACAATAATTATTCAATTATTTCTAAAAACTCAATAACAAATTTATCTGCGTTAGGATGCCCATGAATATGCTTAGAAACCCATTCTTTATAACTAACGCCTTTAATACATTTATGGCTAACACATCCGTAATACGCATTAAGATCTTTATGGTAAAAGGTCCATTCTTCACACATATCTTCAGCTAATTTTTTATTCGCAGTACATATAACAATATCAGTTTTAAAATCATATTGAGCTAAAACCGCATATAGTCCTCCCGTTATATTTCTAAATTTTTCTTTTAACTTTTGTTGTTCTAGCCAACATTTATCACAATAAAAAAAAATCCTTATAAAGTACCCAAGGCTCTATATTAAGTTCTATATTTTTTGTTGCTATATCTTGAATACTGGTAACAAAAAATTCTTTAGCTTTAGTACAAAGAAACCCCTCACAACTTACTTCTATTTTAATACTCATAATTTTTTCCTTTATATAATTTAAATAATACAAGGGCCAGTGCCTTTGTTGAGAATTTTCGATCTAGAACAAAAACCTCAGCAAGATAACGCTTTTTCTCCTCTAATGAATCAAACTTGGCTAATTGCGTTTCCATAATTTTAACTTGTTCATCTATTTTCATAATCCTAATCCTCTGTCGCGTATACGAATGCGGCGACTTGTTGTGTGTCTGTGAGTTTTAGTACGGGGTATTTTATTAATAGCAAATGCCATCATGCACGCATCAAATAAGTTGGGTGATTCTACATTCCGGGCTTTCATTTCTTTCTTGGACTCTACCTTTATTTTACCTGTGTTAGTGTATAAGCGTTTTGGTCGGGATAACTCAGCTATTAATTCAAAAAAATTCTTACATTCAGAGTCAATAGAAATGATATCTTCACATGAAGAACTTAATACCACACCACCCTTTTCTATCTGCATTCTGATATTGTAGGCTGCCTCAAAGCGATCTCTCAGCCAGGTAGCAGCTTGTGCGCGAAAATTTACAAACGTATCTCCGTTAGTTCGCATACCTCTTAAATCTTCATTGCTGGTATCTGCTGTTTTGCCATATTTTTGTTTTTTATCCTGCACTTCACCTGAGCCATAAAAAGCAATTACTGGTTTGATACCTGCTGAATGTGATTTTAAAGTAAGCTTCATGGTAGGAGCGCCCATACCATCTGCATCATACACCAATACATCAGATCTATGTTTAAATGACTTCTCATAAGCCCAGGGGATGGCCATCATTATGTCTCCGTCAGATAATAAATCCGCCTCATTAACTATATATCCATGCCTGCTCAGGGTAGTTTTTGCATCCCCTACATCTGCTGGATCGAACGCTGTTGTCCGTATCCCTGTAGGTGGCACCTTTATCAACTTATGTAAGTCAACTGCCGCCTGTATCCACAGGGAAGGAATAAAGGTATCTTCTGCTGAGGCATTAGGATCTCTGTCTATTTCCTGTGCAACTGTGATAGGGTCTTTTTCTGCTTTTTGTTTTGCGTACCATGCGGCATCCTTACGCGGGTCCTGTGTCCAATCAAATATAAACTTGTGACGACCACCTTCAAATTTTGCAAATTTTACCGCTTTTTTATAAAATAAATTACCATTACCGTTGTAAGTTCCTATATCTATATGGCAGTTAGTAGCCATAGATATAGCGTGATCTGTTGCCAGTTGATTTTCTACGTGCGCTGCTTCATCTACAAGGTAAATTGATTTACGTCCGCCCCGCCCCATATCAATACCACAGTCTCCTGTTATTGTGGCTTCATTTTCAGGATTCACCAGCTTCATAAAACCGTTATGCGTCCGTTGATTATATCCGGCAGGCATGAAATCTTCGGGTACATTTTTAATAAAAAATCTTATCTTTTCAAATATACAATCAGGGTCACCTATCCGGTCTACTTTTTTCTCTAATGCAGAACCAAAGCCAGCGCTGAACCCCGGTAAAAATAGCCATTGCGCAGCACAAAAACCAACCGCTAACCAGGTAACACCACAATCTCGGGATTTTTCTACTATGCCATATTCCCCAGCTTTCCAACGTTCATCGAGCCAGTGTAAAAACTCTCTCTGCCGGGGCCAGAGAATAAAAGGTATACTAGCATTTTTGCCCAGCTCTAATTGTCTTGGGTCAAAAGTCATGCCCCAATCATTAATAAAATCCCAGGGGTTGTCTTTGTAATAAACTTTCATTATAGATAGTAATTTTGGATCAGCCCTAAGATTAGCGAGTCTCTCCTGGCGCTCAAAAAATACTTCAGTATAATCAGGATTTTTATAGTTGATCATTCAGTTGAACCTTTTTTAAATTATAAAAATACGACTTAAAACGCTTTGTATTAATTTAATCTCACCATTTGTTATAGCTTGGGCACACATATCTAAATAACCAATAATTGCTACAGTGTAAAAAGCATATTTTAAAGAATCTTTAATACGTTGTTTAATCATTTTTTTTACCATCTGCGCCTATTCTGAAAGATGCATATAATATCGCACCAACATTTATGATTACTAACCATGTTGGCATTAAATTCATGCATAAATTAAAAGTACCTAAGACTAATATCACATAGTGAATAGCCAGGGAGTGTTTATTGTAGAAATCTAACATAGTGCTTTACCTCGTTGTGTGATAAAAATATTTTAATAGCTTATCAAGCATAAACGCCTTATAATAAAAGCTAATCAATTTTCCTTGATTAGCGCATTTTGCCGTGGTGCTTTGGTGTCACGGCGTTTTTCATCTCGTTAAACCTTTTATTTTTTCAAGTGTCCTAAGCCCAGAAAGCCCCAGCATTGCCAAGGTTAATTCCATGATCACATCTAAAGGTAATTCAGGTGCGCCTATTTCTGGTAATAGCCACTGCAACACTGGATTTATAATAAATGCAAACATAAAACCAAAACCACAGACCCACATCAAAAAAGGACGACACCCGGCAACAAATAAGCTTCTATGCTGAGCCTGGACTTTCATTATCTCTGCCTGGATCAGCGCTGGTTTTTGTTCTAACCGTTGCTTTATAATTTTAAGATTAAGTTCTTCCTCATCAGAGGTAAACAGATCATCAAGCACGTTACCTATGGCTTTTATAGGCTCTGCAGCAGTGCTCGTAAAAAGTTTAGTTAAGAATCCCATAGAAGCCTCCACGCTTAACTTTATATTTTAAGTATTTATTTTCTTCCTCCAATGTTCCGATATGCTCTTTTAGCCTTATATTTTCATTTCTCAAAAATAGAAGCGCGTTAAGTTCTGCTATTCGTTCATCATGAGGAACTATGAAAGGTTCATTTAATTCATCCATTGTATTAATTCCCACATTAATATTGTAAAAAGAATGCTAATTACTAAAAGTACGACAATTAGTGCTACATCTATCCGATACGATTTTCTATCTCGTTTCATTTTAATATATCCATGATTTAGATTCTGTTACTCTATCATCTACATGCACAAATCCTTTGGCTATGCCAATGCCTTTAAAGCCCATAGCATACGCATGTTTAAGTAACTTATATCTTTGTGAGGCGTTAAGTACTTTTACATCCGCAGCTATGCCCATGGTATGGGTGCCCGGCATACTTTTTACTTTTTCTACTGAGTGTTTTTTTGACCTAAACCCGCTATTTATAACAAAAGGAAATTTGCATAGTTCCCTTAGTCTATCCAAACGCCTGAGAAAATGGATATCCATTTCATTCTCCCCAGTTTCTTTGCAATTAAATTCTGACATCTTAAAGTATTTCATACTCACCTCTTGCTTTGATTTTAAGTATTTATCCCTACACTTTTCACACTGTTCTTGTATATCGCCGCCGCGTGCCCCACCCGCAATGAAAGACATACCGCAAGAACAATATTTTAAGTATTCACTCGGACCTAATTTTGGTTCTCCAGATAGATTCACAACTATTTCCTCTCTGATTTTAAAGCTTCATTCTCTGTTTTCAATAACGCCAATTCTTTCTCTAAATATTCTATTCGCCTTATCAAATGCATAAACTGAGTTTTGACTTTATACTTATCGCATAAAGTGTTACAACAAAAATTAATTTCAAATTCGGTTTCCTTGCAGGACAAATTATTTTTCATATCCTAAACAATATCTTCTTCACCACAAATGCTGCAGGCATAAGCAATTATAAATTCACCTTGGTAAATAACTAGCGTACACCCTTCACATTTCTCAGATTGTTTATGGTCAAAAGAATGACTCGTAGTTTTGTAAGTTATTTTTCTTGCGATTAACTGTTCTTCAGGTGTTAGCTCGTTTATCGCTTCTCTTGTATTCACAATCTTGGGGCTCCTATATTAACATATTCGTAATGATCAATAACATCTTCCATATCTTGGGAATATTTCTTTATTACAGCTTCATAAACTGCATCACGTTCATTCTCTTTTTCAAAACGCCAGGAATCTCTATCACTAAATTCTTTACCAGATACATTAAATTTAAAAACTATT